CCTAACACCCAGGCATAGGTGATTAGCGAGTATGAAAGCGGGTCTTTTTCGGGCATCATCTTATCCATGTCTGGAAAATATTAATTTGCTATTCCGCAGTTTTTTAAATTGGCGAATTGGTAAGCGTCTCTGGCGTAGGCGTAGGCGGCTGCGGAGATCTTTGACTTTTCATTGATAAGTCGGTCAAGGCGCGCTGAAAACTCTTTGACCACTCCGTTAAGTCGCCCTGCATCTTCGGATCGACCGGCGGCACTTTCAGGAATTCCGGCAGCTCTACCTTTTGATGCGGAGCCTTCACAACCCTGCCCACTGAGGGCGTACATGCGATAAGTATCAAGCTTAAGATCGTAAGCGTTAGTCGTTTTAATATAGGCTTCATGGGTTTTGTCCAGGTCGGCGTTATTTTTAATGGCCGTCTCAGTTGCTGCGGCCACTTGGTCTTCTTCAATCTTCAGCATGCTGGTAGCCAAGGCATTTGCCTCGGTTATGTCATTACTCATCTTGCTGATTTCGGCCTTGTCCATTTCATGCGAAGCATAAAATCCAAGGCCGGTACCAACGATGAGCGCAGCCAAAACGGCTGAGATAACGGCTGTTGGGAAAATCGGCATAGTTTTAGTCCTTAACTGCAAAGCCTAAAGTTTCGGTAACTGTTGAGAACAACCCCATAATTGCGGCGGCCTACTCTAGTTGCCCAAGGCATATAAACACTAGGGCGAACGCCGCCCCGGTCAAGGTCAACGCGGCCAGTTTAGTGGTGCGCTGAGTCCAATCTATGCCGACTTTATTAACCATGGTTATGCAATCGTTGAGTGCAGCAACTGCCAAGCCGCGCCGGTAGACGCGAACTGTGCCAAATCGTTAGCCGCGTCAATCGTCGCAAAAGTTGCACCGCCGCCGATTTGCTCAGAACTTGCACCGTCCAGCGTGACCGCAAAGGCATCAGCCGAGGTTTTGCGCACAAACAGTTTTGATCCGGGAGGGACGGTTGCCACTGCCGGTAAATTAACGGTTTGCGCGGCGGTGTTAGTTGCCAGCAAGATTAAATCGCCACCACCAAAGTCGCCGACGTTGAGGGTTTGCGCTCCGGTTGCTGCCAGTGTTAATACGCGGGGGCCTTCTTCGCTGAACTCTTCAAGAGCGACATGCACGGTTGCTGTTGCGGCTAGTTCGGCTTTGATCGCATAGCCAATGAAGTAGCTGTTTATTGCCGGGGTGTTGATCACTTCGCCGGCTACTGCGTCCCACCATAATTTTTGCCCCTGTACGATGGCATCGCTGGTGTTTTTTGCTAGCTGGAAAACGCCCTCCAACGCGACTGCGCCGATTGCTGCTATAGCCATCGCGACTAATGCAATACCGAGCTGTCTATTTCCAACCACCACTACAGCCCCGCTTGCGATGGCTGAACCGGTGCCGTTGGTGTAATCGACGGTATCGCCGTCTTGTATATAATTTCTGGCCATGACTATTTCCTAAAATTTTATGGGTTATCGATAAGCAACCCGCTGACTAAAGCGGGTTACTTGCATTAATTTGCCTGATTAAGACGCTGCGCCTGGGTTTTTGTAAGCACCGCGATAATCCATAGCGGCAACGCCGTAATCAAGACGGACCTTCAAGCGCATGCCGTCCACATCAAAGCCTTGTTCGCTTTCCAGAAATGGTTCCTGTTCGCCGTTTAAAAAGGCAACCTCAATAACCGGCGCATCGTTCGGATCAGCAAAGGTGTACCATTCGGTACCGGTGATCCTTGGCGTATCGACGACATCTCGGAACAGGCCGCGCACACGGTTAGGCATTTGCAGTTTGTTGGCTGTATCGGGATCATACTGAGCGTCATTGACAACGCGAGCGGCACCGCCGAACGACTTGGGACCCAACCAAACGGCGGGCGTTAAATCAAGGAAATCTTCGCCGCTAATATCAAGCTGCTTAGACATGGCGACACGGGCGGCATCGATTGTAGCAACGGACACTACGGCACCGGATGACGCCAGGTTGTCATGATCGGCATGGAATAACGCGACGCCATCCGGCATAGTCGGGTTACTTGCCAATAACGCATAAACATCGGCCTCGATAGTACGACGACCTGCGCGTCCGAACATTTGCGCCAGGCCGATAAATGCGCCTAAATCATCATTAATGATAGTTTGACGGCTGACATTGATGATGTTCCCTTTAGTGCCGGCCGTGATGCTGGATTTTTCACCGTCTGGAATGGATTTGTTTTTAAACTCGGAGTTTTCAGTCAGTGAATCAAGATTACCGAACGAACCCAAGCGATAGCGGTTATGCGCCCGAAAATCCGTGACCGAACCAGTCGCGCAAAAACGGCTCCAGGTGTCCGGCGCAATGGCGTAAGCGGCCAACAGCGTTTTATGGATCGCGTTTTCAAGCAATACCGGAAAATCACTGGTGCTGGTAGTGAATGCGCGCTTGACCATATCGCGCTCATCCATGCCCATGACGGGTACGCCTGCTCGCTCAAGACAGAGCTTGGCAATTTCAGTCATGCGCATGCCACGAAATTGATTGGCACCATCCATTTTATCGACACCGGCACGGCCGCAAATAGCATTAACACCGGCAGAAATAAACTTGTCTTTTTCGTCGGTGGTGACTGAGGCATCGCTGCGCGTGGTTTCGGCGTCGACTTTTTTAGACCAGTTTTCAAGCATTGCCGCCTTTGCGGTATCAAAATCGATACCGCGCTCAATGAAATCATTAATTTCCACATCGCTACTGCGCGACATTGCCCCAAACCTGCGGATCTCGGTAACGCGGAAACGCTCATTCTTTGCCGCATCGGCACGAATGGCGACCTCGTCAACTTTGTTATCTACTGTGACCGTGGCAGTCGGAGCAGCTCCGCGCGTTTCGTTCGGTTTTTCTTCGACTTGTCCAGGCATAGCCGTATCCTCTATATTGATAATTGTTACTGAATAGGTTTCGCCTTCGCTGCGCACTTGTGCGCCGGGATCAGCGGGTATTGTTACTAATGATATTTCCATCGGCTCCCAGTCGATAGCCAGGTACACTGGCAAGCCATCTTGCAGTTCCGGCTGTCTTTCCAGCTTTTTGATGGTGTAGCCGACACTGATATTGCGTAATATGCCGCCTTTGACGTCGGCGATAATCGGCAAGACTTCCGCGCGCTCGCTAAATTTAACCAGGGCGCGGCCTTCGCCATCCTGAATCCAGGCTTTTTCGACTACGCCTAATACATCAGTCAGACTCCAGTTGCTATGGTTAGCCAGCAACGGAGCGCCTGAATTAAGCCGGTCTAAATTGACATGAGTAGGGTTAAGGCTAAGCTCCTCTATCCACTCCCGCTCTTCCCACCAATCAAAACGCCGAACTTGTGAGCCGGTTGACCAAGTGAGCTCAACGGTGCGGCTTTCTTCATTCAGCGTTGCGGGGACAAACGCCGCGCGAGTGCTGAGCTTAGGCAGCTGTCTTCTTTGTGCTTGTGCTGGCATTGTTAGCCTCTGTTGTTTGCAGTTGACCTAATCCGGCCGTTTTTCTGGGATCGCTGTCCAAGGTCAGTCCAAGCTGATCCAAATAGTCGTTACTCAGCTTTATTTCATCCATGACAACATTGAAGTCATAGCCCAATGACCGGATCGCTTCCGGCAGTGATAAAAGCCCAGCCCGGACACTGGTAATAATCGGCGGAATCTCACGGGCCGGATCGACCATCATGCGTGCCGGCGGCGTCCATTCTTGGGTTAAATCAGGAATGCCGGAAAAATCGGCAAACCAGCGAGCCACGCCATTGCAAACACGCGGGATGAACAATTGCCAGCGCCAGGAATCGACGCTGCGGCCAAAGTCTTGCCAACCCATGCGGGCAGACGAGAAATTAACTTCGGACAGGTTGCCGGTTAATGATTCAAATGTGATGTTGAGTCCAGCGGCTATAGCCCGCTGCACCTCCACGGTATAAGGACCGTAATCACCGGCATTAGGCGGGTTGGAAAACTCGACTTTGCGATTCGGCTTCATGATGTACATTGAGCCGGGCGCTAATTCCGATACATCGCTGAATTCTTCTTCGACTTCTTCCGGATCATCGGTATAAATAAACCCGGCAAATAGGTTGCCGAGCTTTTGGCGGTTGAGGTAAGCATCCTCGTAAATATCAAATTCTCTGAGCTTGATGACCACCGGAGCCAACCAGGACACGCCGCGCTCTTGGCCCGGTCGATCGCTACGGAATAAATGGATGATTTCGTAAGCCGGAACGCGCGAATAGCCCGCGCTAAAAGAACCGTAAAAACTGCCGATGGCGCCGGGATGCGCTTTATAAATCAGGTAAGCGACACGGCGACCGATAGCGTCGTACTCGATGCCGCGCTGGACATAGCCGCCGTTTTTCAAAGGACCGTCGGCAAATTCGTAAAGATAATCGGATTCCAGCACTTGCAGCTGGAACGGCAAAGCCAGGCCATCAGAGACCGTGCGTGAACGTAGCCGGATCAAGCACTCGCCTGATTCGACCATTGCGCGCATCGCTAGCTGCTGGATACCGTAAAAATCAGTTAAGCCATACGCGTCGCACTGGGTTGTTTCCGCCCACGCTTTCCATAAATCTTGCGCCCGTTTGGCATTGCGCTTGATGCCGGATTTAAACTGAGGTCGAATGCCGTAGCCGACCACGTTATTGTTAATAACGGAGACGCCTTTGTTGGCCCAAGGGTTGTTGCGGACCAGATCGCGGGCACGATTGCGGATCAGTGAGGGATTGCGGATTGCCGTATTGGCATCGGTTGCCGGCGTTATCCAGTTGTTGGTGCGCGTGGTGCGGCTGGCGGCATCGTAGCGGCGCTTAACTGGGACCTTGGTTTTTTTGTCGCCGGATACAAAGCCGATAAAGTTGGACAGCAGGCTCATAGCCCTTTACCCGTCGGGATATTGATAATGCGCGAACGTGAACCGGCAGGCGAGGAAACGCCCAGCTCTGAGCGCATAGTATTGCGCAATCTTTCCATCTCAGCGAGTGAGTGATAGGTGACCTTGCGCTCACTGAATTGCACGGACAAAGCGCCCTGTGCGATTGCGGTTTCTAATGCGTCGAGTTGAGTTTGTGTGTATGCCATGGTGCTATCATGGCGGTTTTAATTCTCATAAAATAGGCAAAAAATGAGAATTTTTGAAAAGTCTATAGGTAGGATTACTGATGGCGCAAAAAGAAACCCGCGTTAAGCGGGTTTCCTGTTTTAAAACGGTACTAAGCAGTTTTCGCCGGATTTTCCGGCTTATTATTTTGGGTATTATTAGCCTTGAGCTTTTTTATTGGATGGCGATTTTAAATGGTTGATAGCGGTGTCCTGGCAATTCATCAACTTGGTAATGTAGGCCGAGCTTAACGCCGACAGCATTTTCGGAGTTGAGGGAACATATTCCCGAATGAATGTAGCGACTGCTACTGGATCATTTGGATCGATAACGCAAGAACCGAACGGTACAATTTGCTGTGACTCTTCGCCCTTATCGATACAGACCAGTATTCTTGTTCTGAATGATTTGATCGGGCTGGATTGTGGCAACTGTCTTGAATTTCCTAATGGTTGACCTTGCAGCGCATCGTAAGCACGGATGACTTTTAAACTAAATGAAGCGCTAATCCACATCGCGTAGGCGTAGACCAGTTCTTTAACGACGTAGGTGCCCGGGGCTTTTCCGCCTCGTACCGATACTGACGGATCAAACGCCAATTCTGGCGTTAGCTCTGAAACGAGCGCTTGATAGTTATCTGTACGAGTGAACCTGTTTGGGCTGTATTTTTCCTCTCCTCCAGATGCTTTATGAAGATCATTCAAGCAATAACGGCCTTGAGCATCTTGACGGACGGAAATATCGGATATGGTGAGCGCGATAGGCGCAACTTGGGCTTGATTAGTCATGACTGACTCCGTGATTTAGGCTTTTAAACCACCGACCGAAGCGACCAAACTTAGGGCGGCGGATGACGTATCGGGTTGGTCGACCGGGTCACGGGGCCCGGCAGGCCTCGCGGCCTCCCAATACGCCACCCGCCATAAAGCGAGAGGCATAAAAAAAGCTACGAACCTACCGGCGCATAGCTGCTGCGCCGTGAAATACGGGCGACCAAACCCGCCTGCCCAATGCGGGGCAGTGCGGAAAGGATAGCCATATTAGCAAGGCGGGTCAACAGTTTCATTCCGGCTTTGTTTCCCAAGCCAGCTTTACCACTGTACTGTTTTTGCTTTCTAAGCGCGTCATGGACAAGGCGTTGACGGTATGGATAAGCAGTCTTTTTGCTTCCTGGTAGATGTCGTGGTAATCAATCTCCAGCTCGACCAGTTTTTCGACTTCCTGAGCGATGGCTTGTTCGCAGACGGTTAGGAAAGTCATCTGCATGATGTCGAGCTTGTTGCGAATATCTTTTAGGCTGCTGTCGCCGAAAAGCTCTTTGTAGATCATTTTTGTTACCGACGAGTAGTATTGCCTGTTTTTAGCGCCGCCTTGCTTATCCGCCAAGTCAGACAATGCATGGATGGATTTGTTCAGTGCCGTGCGAATGCATTTGCTGTTGGATCTGGCTTCCTGCCAGTCAACAGATAGCCGCTGTTCGCGCAAGCGCTGTATTTCGTTGATGGCTTTTCTGAACTCTTTGACCAGCTGCAGCTTAAATGCTCTGACGATATCGCTGTTTCGAAACAAGGTGACTAAGTAGGTTGATTGGTCTTCGTTTAGGATTGCGTACTCGGTTGGCAAGCCTCCAGACTTTGAACTTTCAAAGTTCAAGGTTCCAAGTTGATTGAAGTCGTTTTGGTATTTTCTGATCAGCCTGATCACTGTTCTGTGCTCAAGCCCGACACCTTCGGCAATCGCCAAGCTGTTGGTAAATGCTTGGTTGTTTTTGGCAAAGACTAATTGTTTGTTGGCTTTCATATTCTACCCATAACTTTTAAAGTAACCGCGCAATCCTTATCAATTCGTCGTTACGGGAATTCCCGTAACAAACCATATGAACCTTGTTAATCTTCATCTTCCTCCATTGGAGGAAGATGAATTACCGCCCCTGTATGTTGTTGATTTAGAAACACTCCCAAAACATGGTGAGTCCTCATTTAAAAACTGTAAGGCCCTATTTTAGCGATCCGTCTGTTGTGCATGAGATTATTTGCTAACCAATAATCCTATAAATCGTCTTAGGCGATAGCCTATACCGTGTAGCCAACTGCGCAACTGGTGCGCCAGCCTTTCTCAGCTCCTTTATCTCTTGATTACGCTTTTCAAAATCATTGGTCGGCATGGTCAACCGCTCGCCGCCGAAGTTTGAGATTAATGCCCAAACAATATCTTTGGCCTTTTGGTCATCCCCCACCACACCAGAAACCACGCGGCGCATCTCTTGTATTAATCCGGTCATAATAATTGGCTATTCCGTTTAGGTTTTTTGATGGTTGGGGCTGATAGAGTGCGCATATTTCGTGCTTCTTCTATATCAACTACGTTGCTGTTTGCCTCCAGCGGAGCTGCCCAGGGCGGCGAACTTTTCCAGTTAAACTTTTCGCTGTTGATGCCCAGCTTCCAACAGCAGGCCAATATGTAGACGTTTAAATCCAACGACTCGTTGCGCCGACCTCCTATCTTTTCCCATTTCCCGTTATCCTTGCGAATTTCCGCTTGCAGTTCGTCGTAGTAGTCGCCATCCAGCCATTTGGCGAAATGCAGGTACATTCCACCTGGCAGGGTGCGCCGCAGGACTGAGGCAACAATGTCTTTGAAGAAGTCGGTAGCCAGTAGGTAAAGCGGAACGTCCTTAAGTTGTCTTCCGGTTTGGTCTTTTCCGTAAGAACGGACGATCGGGGCTTCGTTTTTTCCTGATCCGCCTTTTACCAGGATGACTTTGCTGCTTAATCCTATTTTTTTCAGTCGGCGGTAAAATTCGTAAGCGTTGTAGGTGGTGTCGCCCTCGCCACCGGTATCGATTGCGGTTAGGTGCACCATCATTTTCTTGCCGGTGTGGG